ATGCATTTTCTTTGGGCTTTAATTGTTGGTGCTATTATTGGTGCAATTGCTGGTGCTATCACTAGCAAGGGAAAATCGATGGGCTGGTTTGCTAACATCATTGCAGGATTAGTGGGTTCTGCAATTGGTGAGGGACTTTTAGGCCATTGGGGGCCACAACTGGCAGGAATGGCTTTGATTCCTTCAATTATCGGCGCAATTATTGTTGTTGCCGTGGTCTCCTTCTTTGTTGGCAGATCAAAAGACTGATAGGGGGACATCTTTATGGACGCTTTAAAAGCTGCATTTAAGTTTATGGTTGCTAGTACTCTCATCGTTGGCGGTGTTTTAGTTGCAGGTACAGTCTTCGCAGCTAAGGGCATTGATAATGCTGGAGATAAACTACAAGAAAAGCTACATGACTAACACAAAATAGCCACTTCGCTATGAGGTGGCTATTTTTGTATCCATTGACTAGGTGAATATTTGTCACTTGGTTCTCATAAGCAGGTCAATATTTTTGACTTGCCTTTTCCCAACGAACCCACAATTTGCTGGTTCGTTCTTGAACGTCAGAATTTCGGACTTTGTTGAGCCAATCCCGAAATTCCGGATTGCCTAACCGATTTTTATTGTCCAGAACGACCATACCTCAAGTTAAACTTGTTCAGCGTGCACCAGAATGCGTCTCTCAGCACACAAAAAAACGGGCATCTCTGCCCGCTTCGCCCAATGATATTGCTACTTTAGATGAGAAGCAATGAAACAAGTCAAGGAAAACTATGACTACCGTATCAGCGAGGGTTGAGGAATGTCCTTCACTTGCTACGAGAAATCAATCTGACTTGGTCTATAAAATGCGCCACCGGTTAGCTATGCCGTGCGTCGGTTAAAACGGTTCTGCCCGCTTATCGCCTAGGACTATCCTAATTATAAGTTAAAGCTTATTTATTGGCAACTGGTTTTCCTATGATTGTTGTCCATTGTTTTTTGGCTGTGTCCGGTGTTAGTTTCACAATGTCGTACTGCTTTCCCTGCCATTCAATGCGCCATGAGTTAAGGATAGTTTCTGGCTGATCATACCGAACAACAAAGGTCACTGTATCTTCGAGCTTCGTCCCAACTGACGCCCTCACTTCGCTTAAATATTGGCTTAACACAAGTGCCCATGTCGTGAAGTGCTCTTTCCTGACGTTGCTCACAGGAACCCCATTTACATTACCCATCGTGTAGCTCACTAAAGTAATGAGTTCATTCAGTTGGCTGATGCTATTTACCAGTGGCATAGTCAACACCTCGCAACTGCTGAATCATGCTCACAACGCTATCTGGTACATACGTTGCCCCATCGACACCACGGTTAATATACCAGTGTTGTGCTAACAACGAGACAGCAAAGTCAAAACGAGGATCATCTCCAAAGTTTTCATCCGTAAGGGTCTGGTCAACCGCGCTAATCACGAACTGCTTTGCCGTCAACAAGTAGGCTGACAACATAGCATCATCTTCGCTGTGGCTAATGCGCAGTGCTTTCTTTAGATCTTCTGTGGTAACACTCATATGCTCATCTCCTATATAAAAATAGGGGCGTACCCTAAGGCACGCCCCCACTAAATTATGCTGCTGGCGTGGCTGCTACCGGTGTAATGTCAACGATTCGAGCAGCGTCTGGATCAACCACTTCATAGTCGTTGCGGATCACGACGGCCAAGCCTTGGCTATAACTGTCGAACCGTTCCCACTGGGTGTTGACTTCGTTCTTTTGGGCTAAGAAAATTGCTTGAGCAAAGTCCCCGATGATGATCCGATAGGTGCCCGCCTTATCAGTCGGCAATACTTCGTTAGCAATCACGATCACCGGCGCCCCAAATAGTTGCTTGCCTGATGGTGCCGTGATTGAAGGTTGTAACAAGTAACGGCCTTCGCTGTCTTTCAGGGTATCAAGGTAGTTAAAAGCGTCCTGATTGACGATAACAGACAAGGACAGTGCTGGATCTAACTCAACATTGAAAGTTTGCTTGAGGTCATCGAGACCAGTGCCAGTGATGTGCTTGAAGTTATCGTTGGTGCCCGTCTTGCCAGTCAGAACGCTGATAATGTTGCTATTGTCCGTGTTTTGTACTAGCTTCTTGAGTTGATTCTTAACCTCGGCAACAATATCAACTTCACTGTCTTCTACCAGTTCATTAGACAGATAAATCTTGCCAGCACGGGTAGCAACCTTGTAGTCAACACCTTTAAACATATTGGCGTCAACATCGGCCACGTCTGCAAGTTCTGCCTTGGTGGCTAAAACGCCATTGTTGGTAAGGGCGATCGGATAGGTGCCTACAGGGGTACCTACTTGCTTCACAGTGACGTATTTAGCCAGGTCATAATCTGATTGCTTTAAGTCCCAAACATCATTGATGACTTCTTTAGGAACGACTGCACCAGCAGTGGTTGTCGTTAAGCCATCGCGTTGCTCACCCATGCTACGAATATAGTCTTCGTAAGCGCGGGACTCGGTATGTTCTTCTTTATCAATAATAGTTTTTTCGGTCATGTGATTGACTCCCTTTCGTTTTTCGGTTGGTGGTAGTTGCTGTTCTGGATCTTCTACATGGTCTTTCAACCATTCAGTGTAGCTGCGTTTGTCCACTTGGACGTTGGTATCGTCATACGCTGGAATAGCTACCAGTGAGACGTCAAACAAGCTCTTTACTTGCTTGATGGTACGGATCACTTGCCCACTGTCGTCCTTAGTGAACGTGTCACCGTCTGGCGCAGCATTGAAAGTAAAACTCATGGCTGACAGATTACCAGCTTGGACGTTGTTATAGGCATCGTTGGCTGTGGTCGTATCGGGTAAGGTTGCTTCAAACTGCAAGCCTTTATCATCCACGTTTAAGGTCAACGTGCCGGCCTTGGTACTGGCTAAGACTTGGCTAAAATCATGGTTCGAAACCATATAGACGTCTGATAAGTCCACATTGTCGAATGCGTGCGGATCAACGACTTCTTTAAAGCCTCCAAGATCCTTGCTTGGGCTATTGAAAACTACTGCATAACCACTTAGTTTCTTTGAACCGGTTTTAGCCTTATCTTGATCGTCGTCTGTTTTAGTCGCATCGGCGGCAGCCAGATCAGCGTCAGGATTCAGGCGTTTTTCTACGTCATCTTGATTCATTTTCTGGATCACTCCTTTGTCTTGTGTTTTGATAGTTTGTCAGGTTGTTTAGTGGTGTGTAGTTGAGGCTGGCCATGATGTCATCGCCTCCAGTAATTGGTGGCAGATTTAACTTGGCTCGTGCTTCATTAGTGGTCAGAACACCGCCTTGCAGCCCCTTAACTGCTAGTTCTTGCATCGTGGCTGGGTCCGCTGAAAATAGCTTGTCAGTGTTGAAGCTGAACCGGTTGTCACCTGTGGACAGTTTGGCATCCATCTCACTTGTGAAGCAGGTAAAATACTGAATCAGCGTGTTTTGCAAGTACATCACGTTAGACTGTACGGCATTTGAGTGCTCGCTTTCGATACCCAGCCGATCCAGTGGTAACCCGAACGCTTTGGAAATCTGCTTCGTTGTCCAATCGCTAGAATTGACTAGATTCAGCACGTCAGTATTAACTTCGAGTTGCTTATAGTCCATATCATTGTCTAGAATGATGGTCTTGAGGGCATTATCACCACTGTTGGCAGCTTCAAATTTATTCCGGATGTTTTCTTTGGCCTTGGTGTCTAGTTGGGTCTTGTTGACTTTAAGAATGCCTGTCCCTTGGACACCAGAGTTGAAGAAACCTTTCAGCAACGCATGCCCAGACTTTTGCACCCCGACCTCATCGTGGAGGCTATAAAGCGGCGATATTCCTTTGTAGCCGTCTTGTGTGAAGCACTTGAAGTGTAATACCTCACTGGCATTTAAACGCTGTGAGCGGCCGTTGTCAGGCGTGTATTCGTAGCTGATAATGCCGGTCGTATCGTCTTGTTTAACCACCATTTGGCTGTTGGGGACTAACTCAAAGCCAGTAACTTGTCCGCTGGGATTCTTAGTAACCCGTGCAAAGCTGTTACCATTCAGCAACATGTTAGCAGCTATGGCAAACTTGAACGCCCATGCGGTCATGTGGCCATTGGGTGCCTTGTTAAGAAGCACGCTGATACGATTGTCACTGTATTCAATCGGATTGGTTGCAAGATCACTGGCAATCACGCGCACCGCCGTAAACACATCCGAATTACGTAAAGCACCAATCCCCACATATAGGCCACTGTCGTTGCTGGTCATGCTGACAAGCGCATCTAAGAACGGGTCGCTGTTGTCATCGCGTGGTTGTGTTGTGTCATTCGTGAAAAAGCTCATTGTTTCACCTCCCTTTGTTGAAGTTGATGATGACTGCGACAGAGATAAGAGCCGTGCCGACTGCTATCATGCCAACACCAAACCCGAACAGCCACCAGATACCGACAACCATACAGATCAGCCCCAGTAGTAATAGCACGGTCTGCACATTAAAAACTAAAGTCATCGCTCGAATAAAAGTCATTGTCTGCCACCTCGCTTTCCTTGCTTTGATCCATTGCAATTGTGTAAGCATTCATCAGTGCGGCTACGGGGTCAATCTTCGTAGCGTTGCGAGCCTTATCGATAATTGGATTGTTATTAGCGTCATATTTCAGAATAGCGTTGTTCACCGCATAGGCCAGTAACTGATTATCAGGGTGCTTTAACTGGCCATTGAAGAGATCATCACGAAAACGAGTTGTCGGAATTGAAAGTGTTCTAACACCTTGTCGCACCTCAAGCAGTGGCAAATCGCGTTTTTCAAATTCTGGAATCAGGTAGCCCATCGCGAAGGGATCGTAACAGATGGCACGCACGTTCCACTGGTTCCGTTCGATCAGGTCGAGAATGAAGCGCAAAACTTCGTCATAGTCGATCATGCCGCTGTCGAGTTTGGTAATGCTACATTCGCCACGACTAGCACCACTGATGTAGTCGAATCCGTCACGCTTGATTTTCTCTTCCAGTCCGTACTTCGTTCCTACGAATGAATGGCTGTCAGCATACAGGTAGCCATCTTCTGGAACTAACCACGAAATACTGGTCAGGTCGCTAGACTTGGAAAGGTCAAGTCCGATATACACGTCCTTGTCTCTGGTGTCTGGTGGCTCGATAGTGGCTTTCTCCCAGTCGTCAAGACTGATGTAACTGTCTGCTCTGGCTGATTGCCACATGTTGAAGTTCTTGACGAGAATTGGCCGCAGGGTTCCTTGCTTGGCTGCTAGATCAACATCAGCTTGCAAGCTAGGCCGCATTGTCTTCGCTCTTTCAGCATTAGCCAGTAGTGGATTTGACTTCTCCCAAGTCTCTGGTGCAAAGGCATCATCCTTGCTGTCTTGCTCAAAAATGGCAATAAAATACCGATCTGCTTGTTCGCGACCGGTTAAGACTTTGGAGACAAATTTATATTCTTTATACATAGGACCATTCAGGTCTGGCCCCGTGGTCGAGATGACGGCCAACAAACTGTTGTCGCTGTTTATCTGGCCAGTTTTGAGTGTTCGTAGAATCTCATCGCTACGAGCTAAGGCAAACTCATCAATAATAGCCAAGTCACTTTGATAACCATCTAGGCTATGCAGATCAGACGCAAGCGGAACAGCTCGGCTGTTGCTCGGCAAGTCGATGATTTCGTTACGGTTGATCTTCAAACGATCACGCACCGATTTAGACATCTTAGAGACCTGACGCAAACCACTAGACAGCATGTCAAAAGCCAAATGTGCTTGAGCGTTGCTGTTGGCTGTATAGACGATCTCTCGGTTCATGGCTGGCTTGTTCTCCCTGAGGAGATACAACGCACCTAGATCAGCCATCAGGAAGCTCTTACCATTCTTGCGTGCCATGCTGATGTAGGCTCGATCATACCGGCGATTGCCAGTTTCCTTATCACGCCAGCCGAACAGCTCTGAAATCAACCACTTCTGAAACAGCTCTAACTTGAGTGGTGACCCATCACGTGCCGGCATCAGTTCGATAAACTCAATGGCTTTGTTGGCAAAGTCCTCATCAAAGTAATACGGCCATGGATTCTTCTTGCGCTTGCTGGCTCTCAAATCTCTGCGATAACGTCTTGCTGCTTGCTTAATTTTTTTACCGGCAACAATCTCACCACTTAGTACCTTGTCGGTGTATTCAGTCGCATAGTTCACGATGACACCAGCTCTGCAAACGGATCGTCAGGCTTCTTCTTAGTCTCACTCTTTAAGGCAAGTTTCGCCCGGCTATACACTGACAGTCCCAATACTTCGTCAATGCGCATCATTTGATTTGTGGCATCCAGCTTCATTTTAACTGCTGGGTTAGCTTTCACACTATCGGTGGTTTCAACCATCATACCTTGTTCTTGAATTAGCTCGGCAGCTTTCTGAATGTCAGAATAGGCTTGGCAATGACTGGCAATCAGGGCGGCATCTAGTTCACTCACTGGAATGTCTTTTTTGAGTAATGGTACAATACGGTGCCACTCGGTCACAGCATAGTCATCAAGCCATGTAGGGGGCTGTACTTGCAATTCTTTGTAAGTGAACAGTGCTTTTTCAGAGGCAACACGATCAGCTAACTGTTTTTTGGATAAATGTGCACTTAGGTTAGTCACTGATTTTAGGGGTGCTCCCATGTGTAACGTCCTTTCTGAATTTGTATTCGTTTATACCTATTATAATTATAACACATTGATTATACATAGGTTCTGTGATTTTCGGTATTCATCGAAAAGAAAAGAGGCCGACCGTTCTTTCGCTCTAAAATTTGCGGGCGGGGGTCGATCTCTTGGGGGATCTCATCCGGCGTTGTGCTACCTCCCGGGCGGTCTTGGCGTTATGACAAGTCTGGCACAAGCTTTGTAAATTGCTCTCATCAAGCCTGTGTTGCCAACCATAAGCTGTTTTGATTGGCTCAATATGATCAACAAGCACAGCTTGACGAATAATCCCACGTTTCAAACAGCTAGCACAAGTTGGATTGCGCAACCTGAATGACTTTGAAAGCTTTGTCCATGTTGTTGACTTGTAGAAACGTAATTCCTTCTCTTCGTATTGCATGCGTTCCTGATTCGTCGCTTGTTTGCTCTTGTCTTGCTTATGCTCCTCGCAAAAGCGTTGATTGAACGGGATCATGCGACGGCACCCGGGGTGCATGCAAATGTGCAAAGGCACACTCATTTGCATCACTTCGCTTTCATCTCGGCCTTGGGGGTTCTTAATATCTCTTATCCTTGACGAGATCAATCATGCGGTCAATTGAACTAATAGTGTCACTTGCTGAGGAGCAAAGTTCATGGTATGCAATGTGGCTAATGCTTCCATATGAAGATCGTGTCAATAGATTAACATGTGAGAATTGAAAACCATCTGACATTTCAAACGTTGGATATACTTCAATTTCATAGCCTTCACGTTGCTTAACAATGATGAACCAATCTTTTGGTGTCATGCTACGAACTAAGTAGCGTTCTTTTACAAGCGCCCCAAGTTCAGCCCATTTGTCTCGATCGTGTTTAACGTCTACAAGTGCTGCTTTGCGATATGCTGTTTTTGTCATTTCAATTTCTCCTTGTGGGTAGTTTTAAACTTGTTTGTTTTATACGTGGCACACGTGGCACACCTGGAACATCGTTGATATAACGGGGTTTATCTGTGCCAATTCTGAAATTCTACGTGGCACATACCTGGCACACGCGTGGCACGGAATTAATATGTGCCACGTATGCCCCGTCTTGTGCCACGTCTGTGCCACGTATCAAATCGCTGTAAGCGTTGATACTACTGCATTGTGCCACGTGTGCCGCTTGTGCCACGTTAAAAATATGAAGTTTACTGTCGAACGTATCCGCGCGGTTGCCCTCCGGCTATACGGATTCGTTGCGCTTGCCAACCGGGCATGTTGTCCATAATGAGCTTGATCCGTTTTGCATCAGAGTTTGTGCGCCCCATCAGGTAACGATCGACTGACTTGTCGAACACGACTTCCATGATCTCTCTAGTCGTGGTTTGTTGCATTGGTTGTAATTCTCCAGCATCCAGGTGCTGTTGTAACCAAGTAGCAACATCGCCGTTATGATCAATATGAGTGTGAAAAAAGCTGGCCTTTAGGCTCAATGACAACTTTTCCCAGTTTGATGGTACTTTCATGTTGAGGAAGTCTTCGATGGCCTCTTTCATAGGATCAACGGTCTCTGCTTCTTGTTGATATGGTTTAGCCAGTTGCATCAGCTTATCATCAGCAAAGACACTCTCACCTGCATCCACCCATGTTTTGACCTCTGCCAGTACCTGATGTACATCGTGGTTGATCTTCGGCACGCTTTCTTCATTGCGCCACACCACCTTTGTGGGCTTTGTAACGCCACATCTGATAGGGAAGAAACGGCGTTCACCAGTAGCGTCTTTCAAGTAGTCCTGTTGATTAGTGCTGCCAATGAACACACACTTGCGTAAATGTGGATAAACATAATGGCTATAACTCCCTCGGTATGAATCAGACTGGGCGCTAATGAAACTCTTAGCCGACTCAATCTCAGTTTTTTTCATTGCAGAAAGTTCACCGAGTTCCATGATCCAGTTACCTTGCAGCTTCTTATAATCTTCGTCCGTTTTGCCCATTGATTTTAATGAATCGCTGAACTTTGTCGGGAATAAGTTACGAGCAGCCGTGCTCTTACCAAGTCCTTGTTTACCTTCAAGAATTGGAACGAGTTCAAACTTGCAACCGGGTTGATAGACACGTTTTACAGCGCCAGCTAACCATTTACGAGTAACAGCACGGGTATATTCATTGTCCTCGGCACCTAGATAGTCGATGAAGTAACGTTCTGCTCTAGGGGTACCGTCCCATTTTTCCGTTTCAATCCAGTCTTTAACCGGATTAATTGAATGTTCCTTGCCAACAACAACCATGGCATCTTGCTCATTCTGCTTGCTAAACAAGAGATTGTGCTTACGCTCCATATATGAGCGGACGACAGCATCATCTTCATCAGTCCAAAAACCCTTACGAATCGGCAATCCTTTAACGCCTTTTGTCTTGATGAGCATCTCTGAAAAGTCGTCCCAAGCAACGACATTGGCGAAGGCTTGATCATTATCAAGTAGCAGTTGAATATTAACCACCGAATCTTTTCTAATCCCACCATTGCCATCAAGTTTAAGGTCATTTCGCCATTGCTCTTGGCCTGTAAAATCAACGTTGACCACTTTCTTGGCTTCTTGCTTAATATCTTCGGGCATTGCTTTAACCAACCGCACGCCTCCTCTCTTCGGCTTTCAATACTGACTTGAAAATCTTGTTCACTTCGGCTTCTGACAGGGGTGTATCTAGATAGTTATCATTAGTTGTAAACAGCAGGTTATATACTGTCTGCGGTTCTGCACCAGTGAAAAACATTTTGCCAGCAATCATAGTCAGAAAATCATTGCGATTGCCGGTACTAGTGCCGTTCACTATTTCATCTAGTAGCTTGCCTGTCCATCGTTTACCTCGATAAACTGTTGAACCACCCAACTGTGGGTTAGGGTGGCTGACACGTTGGATTTCATCTAGTAACCACTGAGGCACTGGGGCTAGCTTGGTGATCTTGTGCCCTTTGAGTGGTTGATACATGCCGTTCTCGCGAATGCTAGGAAAAACCGGCACACCAGTTGCAATATAATCAAGGCCGGTTTTCTCGCCATTCTTAGAGAACAGATCTGATCGACTGGTTAGCTGCAATTCCTTGGGATAGGTGAAGAAAATATGAAGTCCACCGTTTGGCGTTGTTTCTATATAGGTAGATGGAATTTGATCAGCACGACCCTCAGCGCTCAATTTAGCCAACGACTCATTGCCATTAGCCTCGCTTTTATGCCCCATATCAATATCGAATACCAGCACACCATCAAGCCCCAAGCCAATATTGTAATTAGGATGTTCGCCCCACCATTTCTTGGCTTGTTCTGGGTCTTTGGTAGCGTCCTTATAGCCGTGGGAACCATTAATCGGTGTTCTGGTCGCGGGCGCAAGTGGATAGACTGCAAAGCCATGCTGCTGATATCCAAGCGCTACTTTAAGCACGTCGACCATCGACAGCATCTCCCTCCATAAGTAGACGGCGAGCATCAATAATCATGTCAGCGACTGTGTCGGCCAGTGCTGATTGCTGTTCATTATTGATCTGATGTCGCAAGATATTCACCATTGCACTTGTATCGCTCAAAAGTGCCTGTGCGGTTGTATAGTAATCTTCCTTCATCATTTGTTTACCTCATCAATCGTTGCCAAGCTGCTATCAACGTATTCTTGAATTGCTTTCAGTAGCGCCATCCATGTATAAAATGAGCGATCCGTACCGTATGCCAAGATTGCAGCATTTTTTTCATTACGATTGCTTTGATATGAAACGACAGAGCCTTCCATAATGTCGAATTCATCACTAAGGGCTTCTAAAAGTCCTTTTGCAGTGCTGAGGTTCCAAGACGCCTCACCTAAATCAGGCGCTTTGGTGCTGTTTGAAACATTTTTCATCATAATTGCCTCCGTTTTCCTTGACAAAGTAACCAATTCGAGGCAAGCTAAAAGTTGATGTATAGCTTTTCGCTTGTCTTTTTCTCGCCTTGAGGTGCAACTCTTGGCGATTTTTTTGTGGCTTCAATCAGTGAGCGTTTCTCGGCTTTTTGCGCTTGCCAGTACCGATCACAATCAGCATCAGCTTGCACGTAGTCTCGCCATTGCCAGCCATATTTTGTGCTAACCATTTTTGGCATGACGATCGTCCTCCGAGAATTGAAAATAAGCGCCGCAGACGGCCCCGATCAGGAACGCCATGCAGAGTGCCGGGACGGTGAGCGGGTGGCTTAGTAGCCACGTAATAATGCTAATCATCGGCATCATCCTCGTTTTCATACAGCTTTAGGATCTCCGATACCCGCAGCAGCTCTTTTGCAGCCGTGATTGCCAGCTCACTGTTGGGGACATGCTTACCACCAACCGTGACACTGCTGTCTTCTGTAATGGCCAGAATGTTGAGGCTAACGTCGTCCATCAAATCTCCGAGTTCGCGGTCTAGTGCCATCTCTTCTTTACTGAATAGCTTCATGATGTTGTGCCTTCCTGACGCTCCTGCGCCTGCCATAAGTTGCTTACAATTTGCCGCCTGCCCAGCAGTCTAAACTTCCCTAGATGCCATGAACTCGATCAACTGCTTCTTGCTGATGCGCTTGGCAGTATTTACATGCGTTACCTTGATTTCGCCACGCTTGATGAGCTTGTCGAGTGTGCCGCGGCTGACAGACAAAAGCTTGCATGCCTCTCCAAGATTCAAGAATTCTGGAATCTGCGGCTGGTTGGTCTGTTGCTGTGGCATCATCTCTGCCACGGTTTGACGTACGAGCGACCGAAGCTTGTTCTCAAACTCTGATGTAGTGCTAATCTGTAGTTGCATTGGTTTAGCCTCCTTCACTATGAGTAAACAAAAGTTTATACCCGTTTCGGGTATAAATAGACTATATACTCATAATGAATATCTGTAAATAGGTGCTAGACATTTTTTTCAAATCGAGTAACATCAATTCAGGAGGTGATCACTTTGAAAAATAGAATCAAGGCATTTCGCTACGAAAAAGGCTGGACATTAAGCCAACTTGCAAAGAAGGCTGGTATGCCCATAACAACTCTTAGCAACTATGAACGTGGAACGAGAACACCCTCTGCTGAAGTTTTAAAAAAACTAGCTGATATTTTTGAAACAAATACTGCTTATTTAATGGGACTGACTGATGCTCCGGCTGAAACACTAACAAACAGCAATTTAAAAAATATTAAATTTGAAGTCAGAAGCGAAGCATTTCAACGTCTCGCTAATATAGTGCTTTCAATCGGCTCGGAATATGGGGGTAATATTGATGAGGACTCGGAAAATATTGTTTCTCATATATTGCGATTTTATATTTCGTCTAGTCGTAGTGAGCATTTGCACGAAAACATAGAAGAACTTCAGATTGTTTTATCTCTGTTAGTACAATTGGTCGATTCTGATTCTAGGCAAAAACCTCTTGGCGTTGATGATTTTGTGAAAATACAAAATGCAATTAACAATCAAATATCTAGGTTATATTTAAACAACCACGGGCAGTATACAATTAGTGATTAAGCTGTCCTTCTTATGAAGATACATTAGGATTCTTGTTACTGTGGAGATCCATTAAGCATGATTATTATCATGGCTGAAAAATCAGCCGCCACCTTTTCGCCATTTCCGGCGAAAACTCTCCAATCTAACACCGCCTGCCCAGCGTGGCGGATAGGAGAAGAATATGGCAATTAAGAAAGTCGAGCTTAAGTCTGGTGCAGTTCGCTACCGCGTAACGGTCAATGCTGGGCTTGTTGCTGGAAAACGCAAGAATATTGTTCGCAATGTTCAAAGCATGCAAAAAGCACGTCTACTAGAGTCAAAACTCAAGCTAGACGTGGCTAATGGTTTATATGATGAAAACGACACTACCCCACCGGTTCATACCTTTAGTGATTTGTACAATCAGTGGTGGCCAATCTATGTTCAAACTGTGGAAGGAAGTACAGCCTATAAGACTAAGCAGCTTTTCAATAACCACTTGATCCCTATGTTTGGTTCTAAAACTCTCACCGCGATAAAAACCGGCAGCATTCAAAGTGCTGTCAGTCAGTGGCGAGAAACAACCACCAAGGCATACAAGGAACGTTTCATTTATTTGAAAAAGATACTCTCATTTGCTGTTAAGATGCAGTACATCGAAAAGAACCCCGCAGACGGTGTCGAATTGCCACGCGGGGTACGATCTGGAAAGTCACCAGTGTACTGGGATAACAAGCAAGTCGCCCGATTCCTAACTTGCATTGATCCTAATAACGATCCAGAAAAGTACACAATGTTTCTGCTGATGGTTAGCACCGGTATCAGGCGTGAAGAACTATGCGCCCTGAACGTATCAGATGTTAATTTCAAAACGTCCACACTCTCAATCAATAAAGCCTATGCAACTGGTCTGAATGGTAAGGAATCAATTAAAGGCACCAAGTCAACCGCGGGTATGCGCACAATACCATTAACCCCGAAAGTGACAATACAGCTTAAAAAGTGGATAGCATTACTTGATGCAAGCAAGATTATCAGCATTAGAGATGATCGGCCACTGTTTCCATCTCCACAACACTTTGAAAAACGTTTAGGCATTAACAGGCCTAACAAGTGGCTGAAAGATATTATTGAAGCAAACCACCTTACACCTCGCATCACATTGCACGGTCTGCGTAAGTCTTTTGTAACGAATATGATTCGCAGTGGTGTTGATGTTTCAACTGTGCAGCGGCTTGCGGGTCACTCTACGCCCGATGTGACGCTTCGCATATATGCTGGCATGAATCAGTCGGACGCTAGAGAAGGCATCGACAAATTAGCAGAATATATGGAACAGGTAACATTTTAG